GAAGAAGCCCCAATCGCCGCGCCGTCGATTGCACCAGCGTTGATGTCAACCTTTGACATTACAACTGACCCAGTCCCCTTGGGTGTGATGGTGATGTTGATATCAGCATCGGTGCCGTCAGCAGAAAGAGTGGTTCCCGCCAACGTCACACCGGCAGCGGCAACATTGGTATCGAAAGTCGTGGCGTAGGCAGTTGTGAATGTCCCTGCCGCCGGAGTGGCCCCGCCGATCGTCACACCGTCGGCAGTCCCGCCATTGATGTCAACCGTGGTCAAGACACCCATGTCTGCAACCGTGCGGCCTGCATTCGTCCAGTTGGTGCCCATTGAAACGATCGAGAGAACCCCGGCTTCAGTGATTGACCAGTGTGCATCGGTGATGTCAACCAGCGCGTTCGCGTCTCCGATATGGATCACATCAGCGGCAGATGATTTTCCAAGCTCCACTGTGTTCGCGCCGACCCCACCAGCACCGTTGCCAGTGGCGGAAATGCTCAGGCCAATCTGGCCATCGATGGCGGCAGTGATGACATGGGCTGCGGCGTTGGAGCCAGAGACTGGCACATTGATTGTTATGTCATCGTTGGATGCCGAGCTGATAGAAGCCGTGGTCACGTTGATGCCCGTGAAGTCTGTGACCTCCATCGTCACAGCAGCAACTGTGTCAGTGGCCTCCAGATTGTCGCAATCGATGTCGCCTCCGACTGTCATCCCACCAACAGGGAAATCGGCGTATGTCCACCCGGCGGCCAGCAGCTCATTGAGATGCGTCAAAGGGGCATCAATCACGCCATCAGCGACAATGTATTGCGTCCCGTCGATATAGATTTCTGTGACCCCACTGGGAGCACGTAGAGAAATGGTGCTGGACATAATTTGCCCCTCCTTTTGGGCAATTATACCCTATCACAGCCATATGTTGCAAAACTTTTGGACGGCCTCAGCGAACATTGGCCCCTCTTGGTATCGGTCCCATGCTAGATCACAATAAACCTTATACATGTCATTCTTTGCGATCTGCGGTGGGTAATACCCTCGCTGTATCCAATGTTTCCAAGTGTGAAGGTGCATGTCGAGGAACTTGCCATCATAAAACCCGCGCGTGTTCGTGTCGCTGCCGCCATGGATTCTAAGCTCAACCATCGGATAGCAAACCTGCACACATTTATGCCCTGCACCAACTATAGCGAGGTGTCGACCCCATTCTGAGCCTATGGTGTAACCATCGAATTGCAATTCAAAGGCGGTTCTTGTCATGACGACACTAGGCATTACCAACCTAGAAGCCGGGAAAAGATCGTCGAAGGTTGGATTTGTTGTGCCATCCTGTCTCCGGAAGCCGCCGACAATTTTCCCCTTCCGCTGTCCATCAGGTCCTATATGGAAGGCTGGCGAGAAGGCTATCCCTGCATCATGCTTTTGTAGCAGGCACACCTTCTCATACAAATTGCGCGGCAGCATCCTATCGTCGTCAGTGAATTCAACCACATAGTCACCTCGCACGTGTTTCCATATGCCAGGTATGTTGTCAAAATCGTTGCTTTCCTTCTTGATGAACGTTGGGTTTTTAAACCTCGGCAACATCTGCTCTATGACGGTATCCGTCTCTAGGCAATTACTTCCGTTGTCCATCAAGATGAGATGCACATCAACGCCTTGTTGGCTGATGACTGATTCAAGCGATTCCTTTAGCCATGCCGGACGTCGGAAGGTCGGTAGGCAAATATCAACTAGTGGTTTCATTCTATGCAGATCCAGTTATTAACCCGTCCTTGACAGTGATACTGGTGAGCCCGGCAAGTGTCAGTGTCCCTGTGTAACCCGCTGTGCCATCAGATGACGAATGTGCCCCTCTTACAATCTTACCGGAAGCCATTGTGAGACCACCGGATGATATATTGCAGATATTCGTTGAGTTGTAAAAAAACGTTATATCCGCAGTTGTGGCCGTGGCAATGATTATTCCGCCAGATCCTGCATTCACAAGGGTAACCCCATTGGCGGCATAATATCCAGTTGTTGTTGCACCAGATCCACTCAGGTAAAGATATGCATTGCACGTGTTGTTATTCATTTGAAGCATACATCGTGCCGATGAGCCTGTGTCAGCGTTATAAATCGATGCACCGTAAACTGCATTTGTGGTTTTGCTCACAGCTATGCCATGTGTCGCAACCGTAGGGTCCATGCCAACAGAAAATGCATCAGCCCTGACGTTACCATTAACCAACTGGTTGCCAGTGAAGGTCTGCCCTGCGTCAATCCGTGCCATACTTGACGCAGCGTCAGGGACCGTTATCACTCTGAGTGCCCCGGCGGCAGGCCCAGACACCTGGATTGCACCGGTTGTGTTGTATGCCTGCAGCCTATCAACCGTCTGTTGTTCTGCCCCTGAGTCGATGCCACCGTCATACACCATAGTGCTGCCAGCGGACAGAGCTATCGACCCGGTCATCGCGTAGTTGCTTGCGGATACAGCCTTGAACAGTTGGACTGTTTGGGCACTGGAGGCGTGTATATTTGTTACCGTTATAGACTTTATATGTCTGCTATACCCAGACGCAGGAGCCTCTATGATTTCCGTGGTGGTTGCCGTTGTGATGTTGCCCTGGCCACTCCCAGGTGTTGGGACACCGGTTTCTGTCTCGATGTCCACCCAAGAGCAGACGTAATCAGTAGTGACGGCGCTTCCAGTGGTGAGCTTCACACTGTGGGTTGTGGCGGTCAAGATGTGCATTATGGCTCCTAAGCGCCTAAAACCTCATTTTGTATAGCATTTCCACCATAAGGACACGCGCCACAGGATGAAAAGTCTAGATATTCAGGTGGCATTTCGTGAGTTACAAGTGGTTTCCTGGTTTTAAATAAAGCCTTCACAGTCTTAATCCATGTGATTACACTCGTTGATTTCGGAAGTGATTGTATTTTACCTATTGCGGCCCAAAGTTGTTCATCAACATCAAGATACCCTGCGATATATGCGTCCCTTGCAGCCTTTAAAGCAGCAATGTTGTCATCTTTCTTAACCCCTTGCAACCTTGAAACCTCTGCATCAGCTTCTTGCACGGTGACGCCTGGTGCCAGCTCCTCACCACTTGTGGTGATACGGTAGAGTATCTGAGCGCTGCCGGTAGGAGTGATTGTGCAGATCTGTTGCCCATCTTGGTAGACAACAACCTCACATGGGTAAAGCTTTGACTTCACGATTGATTCAGCGTAAGCGCATGCCTGGTGCTCATGCTGGAACTGTCGGTCAAAAACTTGATACATATTCACCTCAATTATTTGATATACCACACGGTTACGTATCCATTTGTAAGTGATGACCAGTTGTAATTGCTGACTATAACTATATTTGTATCAGTTGCATACATCCATAAACCAAAGTTAAAATCAGCATACCCGACCGGCAAGAAAGCAGTCGAGCCGTTATCAGCGCTCCACACCCATCCTACAATCGCGGTCATGCCAGAGATCCCATGCGCAACATTCTTTGTTGTTGCGTTCGGCATCGCCCCGGTAGATATAGTTTTGCGGTAGATGGACTTAGAGCCGTCAGTCCATTTTACTCCTGTATCAACCTCAGAGGTTGAATAGTGTGGGATGCCATCAACACCAGATGAAGTTGGTGCCATCAGCGTCACATCAGACGAGATTGTTGGCACCTTTTTATACAGCTTTCCGGTGCTGTCTGATTCATGGATGCCGAAAGTAGTGTCAGCCATATCACCCTCTCAATGTGTAAAGGATACCACCACTCTCTGTCGTCAGCGTATTTCCGTTCGTCTGCAGCGGCCCAACAATGATAACACATTTACCGGCCTCTATCGTCCGGTCCTTTGTCAGTATATACTCGGTTTGATTCCAATTATCGTCACCGCCAGGCGACGAACCCCATGATAGGTTTCCCGCGCCATCGTTTTCGAGATACCCGGCATCGTCCGCCAATTCACCAAGTGCAGATAGGATTGCATACGCTGTCTGATAAACAGTTGTCCTTACCCCAAGTGTCCCGTTCCCTCCAGTGGTTTCGATTAAACCATTGGTTGTTAAATTGGCTATTCTAGGGGTGTTTATTGATGTGCTGAATATACCCAACCCAGCATTAACAGCGGCCCTGTATGTCACAGTCCCATTGACAGTATTGTTTACCAACACTGTATCATAAAGGTTCACAACGCCAGATGCACCACAATAAACATCATATGTAACCGCATTTATGTCACAATGATACGCATTGATTATTGACCTGGCTCCTCCGTAGTTAAATAGGCCAACACACAATGAATCAGCAGTTGCGATAACAGAGCTGCCATACAGATTGACTGTCATGGTTTTGGACGAGCTACCGCCGTAGCACTCCACCCCGTGGGCTCCACCGAGCCAGCCAAGTGGCGATTCTACTGTAATTTTACAATTGTATAGATTTACGACGTTGTTTGTGGACGCGCTGCTATCGTTATAGGCCTTCACTCCAATCGGCCACGCAGATATGGCGTTTAGTATCCCGCTATAAATTTCACAATCGATCATGTCAAGGTCTGAGTTTAAAACCTCGACGGCAGGGCTGCCAGCGTCGTTGCACTTCGCCCTTATATATACATCCTCTACAATTAGACCAGTTAAGTTTGGTGAAACGGTCAAAAAGCAGGGGTCATCAATAAACAAGTCGTCACAAATCATCGACAGGCTTCTGATGTGGATATCGCTAGCGGAAAACTCGAATGCTCCACGTGGAGTGTCCAATGTGACAACTACATTAACAACAGTGTCCTTCCGGCCTTGCCCGACGATGTTGATGGCCTTATCTATGGCTAAACGATTCCTGGTATATGTTCCAGCGGCTAGGATTAATGTGTCGCCAGCCGATGCATTGTCGATATAGGTCTGAAGATTCCCAGACAGAGGCACATATGTCACATTCCCGCCAGTCCAATCTGCGCTGGTATAGGTGGCAACAGAGTATGGATATGGCACACATGGCCCGTCCGACAAATCTGACGATGACAAAGACGGAAGATCTGACTTGACCAATGACCGCAAAGAAGAAACACCATCGGTTCCGTCTGGTGTCGCTAATACCTGGTTGGCTGTGCCTGATGGCGCAGGACCAGGGATGCCTTGGATTCCTTGATCACCAGTGTCCCCTTTGTCACCCTTTAATCCTTGTGGCCCTTGATCGCCTTGATCACCCTTGTCGCCTTTCAGACCTTGCGGGCCAGGGTCGCCCTGGTCTCCTTTGTCGCCAGTATCGCCTTTGTCGCCCTGGTCTCCTTTGTCCCCTTTATCGCCCTGAAGGCCCTGCGGTCCAGGATCACCTTGATCACCCTTATCGCCTTGATCACCTTTTAGGCCCTGAGCCCCGGTGTCCCCGGTCACAAGCCCGAAGTCCCAAATTGCGTGAATCTCTGTTCCGGAGTTGTCCACAGTTGGGACGCCGCCGGGCGCGATCTTGGTGACTGTCCCAACTTCCATGGTTGCGTCTTCGCCGTCTGCACCGGCAGGCCCTTGTGGCCCTGGAGGCCCTTGGGCTCCTTTGTAGCCAAAGACACGTATTAGGGCAATCAGCCTACCGAGGTCCATACATCCGCCTGCGCTCACGCTTGTATCTGGTTTCCCGTTCGTGTCTCTTAATGCGCCATTTCACCCAGTGGATTGCTACGATGGGCACTTTCCACACCATCCGTTTCGTCCTGCGCAAAAACTTCCTGCCAAGTCTATCACGTATCCACTTTCGGCGCAGCTTGGTTAGTGCGCTCTTTACCTTGACGTATGCCACACGCCAGCGCATTAGAATGGCTCCCATCCGCCGGTGCCACCAAGGGTAAGCGGATTCCCATCCCCGTCGTAAGTCATTGTATATTTATACCTAAAGCCCTGATCTGTTTCAACCCACATGTAGGCAATTGTCCCATCTGGGTTGTTGACAATCTTGATCTGGAGCTTGTCAAAATCTATCTCGCGCCCGTCTTTGGTCTTGACTATCGAGCTCATTCTTCACCCTCCTGTTCTTTAATAACTGCGATCACGTCACATCGACAGTTGTGTGCTATAATATCATTGGCTGCATACCACCCACCCTCCGTTTCGAGGTTATAGACATGTCCAGAAAATTGTTCACCGACGATCAACTCCTTGATATTTACCGTCGTTATGAGGCTGGAGAGAGCAGTGTTGACATTGCTAAGAGCCTTGGTTGCCATAGCTCCACCATCCGCAAGACATTTAATCGTTTCGGGCTTCATATCCGAGATAGTTCCGCCGCGCATATCGCAGAAGCTGCCAGGTCCACTCCTGAAGCTAGGCTTGCTCGTGTCAAAGCAGCTCATGCTGCAGTTCGTGGTTCCAGACAATCCCAAACTCATAGGAGCGCAATTACACTCTCGCGCGAAGGCCTCCAAATCGGAATCAGTGATCAAGAAGTTGCCTTCTTTGGTATGCTTTCCTCCGTGTTTTCTGGTATCCGCCCTCAAGCCGCTGTCGGCCCTTACAATGTTGATTTCCTGATCAATGGTTCCATCGCCGTGGAAATCTTCGGTGGAGGATGGCATGCGGGTGGTAGACACGCGGCCAGACATGGAGATCGTATTAGATACCTCCTCAATCAAGGCGTTAACGTGATTATTCTCTGGATTAACGGAACTAAACATTTCCCTAGACACCTTGAACAGGTAGTCGCGTTCTGTGAGTTGTGCGGCGGGAATCCATCCGCGCTGCGTCAATATCGGGTGATTGGGCGTGCAGGTGATGTCTGGATTTCCCTCGATTCGAATGCGAACGATTTCCCCTTCATACCAACGTTCAAAGACAGACGAAACCCAACCAACGGTAGATACCAAAGTTCCTGGTAGGAAGCAGTTAGGATGGATGGGGGGGTCTCCCTCTGGGAATTCTTCGTCCAGCCCTACTACAACATCCGCCATGGCCTGGCACTCGTCGCAGCAATCTGGCGCTGCCAGGAATTGCTTGCCCTCCACAACCCCACTTGCCTTCCACCCTGCAAGGTTACCCTGCACATCGGCCATGGCCGTCTCAGTTCTGGCTATCATCTCGGCCCTGGCATCAGAGAAGGCCTCAGAATCCCTGAGTTGTTGGGCCAATTCTTGGTTCGATAATCCATCCTTCTCGGCATTTTCTACCAGCGTCTGGATGTTCTCTCTGGTGGTTTCATCTATCTTCGTCACCAGCCAGGCAGATCTTTCCTCTGCCCAGGCAATAGCCTCCTCGTTGGCTTGCTTGAATGGATCTGAGCCGGATGGTAATAGATTCTCAATCTGTTTTAACGCAGCCTCTACCCCGAATTCTGCCATGGTTGAGATTGCATCCTCTATCGCCTGCAAATACTGCCTACGTTCTTCCTCTGGCAACTGGGCAAGAAGTTCAACGAGCCTGCTGTAATCTGGCGTGTCTGCCTTCTCGACTGAGCTCAGAAGGTGGTCACGGATACTGCCTAGGTATTTTTTGCTTGCTGCTTGTATTTTGGCAATTGCCACACGTGCAGCCTTTCCGTTCCGGTTGATCGGCTTGAAGTAACCTCCGCTTGGCTATCTTCTCTTCCGGTTCTTCCTTTGGAATGTCCTCCCCGTCTTTCTTGGGTTGCTCTTGACCCACACCAAACATCCCACCAAATGGATCGACAGGCTTAGGCGCCAACTCTTCCTTTTGCTCCGGTGTGAGTGGATCAAGCCCGTAGAACGTCGTCCTTACCTCATCCTTGGTCATAAACGCTGACCCGCCGCACGCCATGGATGCGGTCTGGACTTTGATCTGTGGGTTGACAATCTCAGCATCAAGCCACCCGAATTCGAGATCCGTTATTCCGTAGCACTTGACCAAGATCTCGTTCATGAAGTCCTTCCACCACTCCTTGAGCGGTTCGAGGCCTTCTTGCTGCGCCTGGATCTGGGCAGTCTCTGCGGTAGCCCGGTTTACCTGTCTCACGAGCGCAGTGGGTGGGATCGAGAAACACCAGCAGATCAAGCGGGCAAGCCATTCGTCAAAGCCTTCATGCATGGTTGGGTCACCCAGTTTGATCGGCTGCATCCCGCCAGGAACGAACAGGGCTTTACGCTTGGCCTCGATGTTGCCCTGCATTAGCGCGTCCATGTATTGCTGGGCCAATTCAATTTGCTTTGGATTCCAGCTCTCAGGCACACCAATGAGGTGTTCAGGAACATTCCCGGCAGTGTAGACCGCTGTCAAGCTGAGCTGCCGCTTGAGGGCCAGTTGGATGATGTTAATCAACTGCTCAACCGGGCTCATGCCATAAAACTTATTACTGCGTAGGTTACGTGGGAAGTAGATCAACTGATCAGCGGTGTAGTCGACCGCTGGCATCCCTTTGAGCACATGTTGGAAGGCAGGGAGTGGTGGGATAGGGCGCCTGCCGTTTGGATCGGAAAGCAGCTTTATGCTGCCACCGTCGATGATCTCAGGCATGCCACGGTCAATGTAGACCGATGGCGCGTCGATGACCAGCAGGTCTTCCCAGAGCTGCCTTGCCCATTGCCGGAATGTGTGGACGCCATCAGGCCTGCGAAAGAGTCCCATAGCCTTCTTGCCACGGTCGCCTGCATCCTTACCGTCCAATCCACGGATTGTCCACCTCTGGGCTTCCATCTGGTCTTTGCGCGTCTCTACTGCCAGGCGCACCAGATCGAGACCACCTAGGGCAGGATCGGCTATTGCTCGCAGGGTGGCAAAGCTGACTCCGGATTCCGACTGTTCAGACCTGGGCATGTAGTTGAGGTTGACGCCTACGGGATAGTCGAATGCCCGACCTTCCACTTCCTTGGGCGCCACAGGTGCCAATGGCTGATTGGGGCCGAACCATGCCGGGACTTTGCCAGTCACAAGCCATGAAACAGCGCCACTTACTCTGTCGATGATGCCTGGCTCGAAGTCTTTACCGCCCTGGTGTGCCATGGTCGCCTCACTGGGGGATTATACCACAGTCCCACTTGGTCCCAACGAACTAAAGCACGTGGTTGAATCAACACCCACATCCGGACTCCGGAAGGTGCTGATGGTGTTCAGGCATGATGATTCCCAGACGTGATGCGGGTTACAGCCGGAAATTGCAGGATTGCACGAAAATTGCACATGACCACCACTGTTATGCATGGGGTAGAGATGGTGATAACTCGAACAGTTCCACATGGTGCATATAACTCGATAGTTATAGACTCCTAGTGTAACTAATAATGATGCGAGACACTGTCACCTTAGAGTTTAATCAGTTAACATACTAGAAGTATACGTATAAGTATAGAGTGTTAGGGACTGTAGGCTACATGTCGCGAAAAAGTAACACCGCAACAATTTGTAGCTTGACAAAGGTCTCATATGAATTACACTTTCATCTGGAGGTGAATGTGCATTTCGTGAAACTCTTTGATAGATTTGTAGGATCAACATTATGGTGCAAGGATGACAAAGTTTTACGTGTATGGATTTATTTACTTTTAGATTCAGACTCATCTGGGAACACGAATAGGGCAACAATACCTGGGATGGCGAGGGAATGCGGGTATTCTATAGATGATGTTGAGCGCTGTATCAAAGAGCTCGAATCGCCTGACCCATATAGCACAAATATAGAGGAAGAGGGCCGCAGGATAATACGTAACGGGATTGGTGGTTGGTATATTGTTTCATATCAAAAATACCATGAGCAAAAAGTAGAAAAAGGCCTATCCATGCATCCTGATGCCGTTAGACAAAGAAAATACCGCGCCAAAAAAAGGAAAGGTGAGAACTATGACTAGGATTTGCAGAGATTGGATCGCGGCAAAAAATGCCACAAGAAAGCGATTGATTGATGAATTTGGCAAGCTTGATGAACTTATGTCTAACCTTGAAAAAATCAATAAAACATCGTATTTATGCCAACTTATAGAAGAAACAGGCGTAATAAGCCGCAACGGAGACAATAGCAGAAATTATGAGTTTTTGTGTGAATTTGGAGAGATAAAACCAGTGGATCATACTATATATAAAGACAGACTTGCTAGGAAAAACGCGATGGCGGAGTAGGTAAGGTAAACATTACCCATTGCAGCCCACCGCCAAGGCCCTACCCTTTAGTCGTGAGGTGCCACATGTCCGACAAATACACACTGAAGCTCATCAAGATCGCGGATGCAGCCTTCAAACACAACCGGTATCGAACTGGCAAGATCTTCACCGCTGCATACCTGCATTACATTCACCTCAACTTCCCGGGCTGGATCGCATTAAGGGGGCTATAATGGACGAACTGACCAAACGCGAGCGTGAGCTCATCTCAAGGGCGCTTGAATATTACTCTGGCCGAGCAGAGGAAGAGGAGCTTGAATACTGGGACGAGGAATTCAACTCGCTGTACAAGAAGGGGCTTTAGCAGCTTGGCTCTTCAGGAATTCAAAGAACCCCATCCCTGGCACATGCTTGATAGCAAAGCAATACACGCAGGAGTCACCTTTATCGGGGCTCCTGCCTATGCGTTTAATCAGATCTTCCTTGCTCTCCACCTGGATTCCCCGTGGCGTCATCTTCCACGTTGGCGCGCACAGGTCGATCATGAGCTCGCGGTCGGGAGGCAAGCAGATGTCCTGCCCACTGGCAGGGTCTAGGGCTTCTCGGAGCTTCCAGTAGATCTCGGCTCTCAGGTTGACAAATCCTAGCTGCCCAGATGCGTCTGTTGCCTCTGACTTCTCGGCGCCGTTGATGGGCACCACTTCGACCGTGTCCTTGAGATGGTCATAAACAGAGGTGCCGACACCAATGACGTCAACGTTGATGGTTGCGTTGTCCTTGCGGTGTTGTAGTGCCAGGGTCGCCACGACCGGTCCATCTGGAGTTTGTTTGCCAGGGTAGGCATGTTGAAAGTCCATCCACCGGCCATAGCGCACTGAGATCACCGTCTTGTCGCTGCCGCCCCTGGCCACATCAAGGCCAACCGCAGTCATGGGTAAATCTGGCTTAGTAGAATTTACCCACCGTTCTTGAGCAAGTTTTACCCACTCGGACGGGATGACCTGGTATGGGTCATCTTCACGGCCCTTGCGGAAATCGCCGTAGAGCATCTTTGACCGCAGAGGCTCGGGCAGCGCCTGGAGCTGGGCAAGATACCCGGACTTCATGAGGTGAGGGTTATCTTGCACCTTTGCCGGGATGAATGTGCGGCTTCTTGGCACAACCAGTTCACCATCGATCATCACTGGTGATCCATCAGGCAGCTCGATATCCTTACCACCCTGGGTTGTGAACCAACGGAGCTCACCAGGCTGGGCAGGATTAGGATGCTTGTCGTCAAGCCAAGGGCGGAAGTATTCAATCACCCAGTCACCTTCAGCGCTACATGGGGGGTTTCCTGTGACGATTACCCGGCAGCGTGAAGCCTTGCCGGTGTCGAGCGGACGGTTCCACCCTGTGACAAACCTGAACTGTGATTCGGTAAACTCTGTTATTTCGTCAAAACAATACAGGTCATGGGCCTTGCCCTGCCAGTCGGCTTTGTCCTTCTCGTGTTGGAGGCTGCCGAAGATCACTTGCTTGCCGTCTTCAAAGCGCCACTTGTGGGAAGACTCGTTATAGGTTCCAGACTCGACGCCGTAGATTGCCCTGCTGCGCTCAATGATGGCTTCCATACTAGGAAAAACGCGGCGGAAGATGACAGCTCGTTGATGCTTAAGTGCAACACCTAGAATTAGATCCGTTTTGCCCCCACCTGCTGCCCCGCCGTAAAATAAGATATCAGCAGGGCTATTGAACGCTTCCGTTTGAGGCCCATGCAATGGCCGCCAAGTCCGCTTTCGCTTCTCGAATTCCGCCAGCGCTCGGTAGTATTCATCCATGTTTGGCTGCATAAAATACCCATTGATATTGTAGCACATGGATTTACATTGTGGTAGGAGGTGTTTATGTGTTGGTTCTGGCTTATCCTCTGTGCAGGCGTAATCATCTACTGCAACCCGAAGCGCCTGAAATAAATTTGCCTACCACTCTTGCACAGTGCAATGAGTGCCTTATACTATCTGCATAGGAGGCAACAATGTTACTAAGAGCCCTCGGAATCCTAATGATAAGCGGCATGGCCATCTACGCTCTGTTTTATGTGGCCTGCAACGCGCCCATGTCAGCAATCCCGGTAGTGGAGGTTGACGAATAATCAATAGCCAATGTGACGCCAAGGCCCCCTTTTGGGGGCTTTTCTATGTCACAACATCGCCACTACCAGGCCAGACAGCCCGCCCAGGATCGTGCTGATGGCGTCCCGCGGGTCAGGGTCGCCCTTGCCTAGCCACCAGTCCCAGACGAGCTCCTTACCGATGCCTGCGACGCATGCGAGCGCAATGCCAGCCGTGACGTTAAAAAGCAAGGCGCCCGACCCGAAGATCGAGACGCCTGCAATGAAGTGTTCCAGTTTGTCTTGTGGGATGGTCATCGTATGTCCTTTGTCATGCTGAGGTAATCCATCTCTTTCATTATACCAAGCAGCTTGCCATTCTCGCCATAGAGGGCAACCACGTCATTCTGTGGCTCTGTGGGCTGCATGTGGTCAAGGTAGCTCATTGTGTCCCTCCAGCAACAGCCTGGCAGCCTCTTTGCAGTCAGCCTCGCTATCCAAAAGATGCTTGGCGAACAGCTCCATGCCTCTCTGCAGTTCAGCCTTCTCGGCATTGCGGCCTCGGATCATTGTGACTCCCAATCAAAGGCGCCTGTCTTTCCAGGCTGTCATCAGCTTGTCCGGGCTGATCGGGAGGGGAAAGTAACCCATATCCCGAGGGTGTGCCAGCATCACCGTCCTGGCCGTCAGCGTTTCGCAGTATGTTGTAACCACTGCTTTAGGTATTCTCTACGCTGTCAAAGAGAAAGATGTGTCACGAACGGCCCTTTGTCAATCCCCCAACACCATCCATTGGTAATACTCAAACCCCCGAGTGTCACGGGCACAACTGATGTCGATTGGCAGCATGGTGTCTCCTATGAGAAGTCAATATACACGTCTGGTTCAGCACTGCAGCGCTCAAGGAACAACCGCTCTCTTTCCAGGTCATCTTGTTCGGCCTCTTGCTCGGCAGGTAGTCGCGCTATGGCGGCCTTGATCTCCTCTTGGGTGAACCATCTACCATTACCGACTCCAGAGCAACCGGCGTCAAACTCTTCAGCGCCGAGGAGTCTATAGATCACGTGCCGTAATGGGTTGTCTAGTCCAGCCCTTCTCATTTCAAATATAGGGAACAACGTGTCGCCTCGGTATACGTAGGCTTCAATTTCATGGCTCATTCTGTCTTCCTCTGAAACACTTCGTCGAACATGCCGGGGTCACGCTTACCCGGCACCAATGGAACGCGATCAGCGCAGTCACGGCGCCTTATCCATCTCTAGTAGACCATAAGTTACGTCCCGCTGGCGTTGCTGTCAATGGAGTTTTTCTTCATCAGCCGCAGGTATTCAGCCAGATCCTCATCGCTCCACGTGCTGAAATCAATAGGCCCTCCTTGTTGTTGTGGCTCAGCTTCCCGCTCCACTGTGCCCTTGGCCAGCTTCAGCATCTCAAGCCCGGGTCTTGCAGCCTCGTTGGCAGTGCTGTGCAGCGCATGGATTGCCCTCAGGCGTTCCCTGCTGTGTGACTCTGGATCGTCCAATCCGCCTTCAAGTTCCTCGTTGATCATCTCTGCCTGGCGATGTGCTTTATCCTGCAGCAGCTTGGCGGTCCTTGCACCGGCATCAGAGGCCAGTGTCAGGTTCATCGCAACACCCTTGAGTTGGTCAGCCAAGGTCCTAACGGCTGCCTGCTCACGTCTCGGCAAGGATTCCACTCTAGATTCAACAATGGCGAGGTTTTCCGCTAATTCCAGATTCTTTTTCCGGAATTCCTGGAATTTTTCGGAAATAGCACTTTTGGAGACCTTAAACTCTTTTGATAGAGTAATTAAGGTCTCCCCTCCCATCAATCGTCTGCCTACCTCTGCCCATTTATCCTCAGTGAGTTTGGAAGGGCGCCCCATGGCTTCTACCTTTCTTCAATGATCTCAGATAAATGCAAACCTGCAACTACCCCGCCGAGGAATAAAGCGATACCAAGCAACACACATCCTGTCAAGATCATGCCTTCACCTCCTTCTGTTTCAGTATGATGTGTTCGATCAACTTCTGGATGCACTTCTCCCTGCAGGTGTTGGCCGCCACAAGGAGCTTGGTGGCATACATATACATCTTGACCCGCACTTCAGGGTCTTTCTCTGTCTTGAAGGCTGCGTCAAGCTGGTTGAGCATGGCATCAACTTCAAGCGCTTGCTTGTAGGCATTTTCTGCTTCCATGAGACAGATTTCAGCCTGGGTTGGTTGGGCCGCATGCAGTGCTGGCTGCAGCGCCATGGCTAAAGAAAGGATGATGGCCTTTAACATATTGCCTCCTGATGGGATTATACAATCCCCTTGAAGTCCTGGATAGCCTGCAGGAACTGCCCAAGTCCATGCATACCAGGCCCATTGATGATTCTGCGCACTCTTGCCCAATAGGCAGCTTGTGCAGCTCTCGCGGCGCCATCGGCCTTGAACTGCCAGGCGAATGCTTTTGCTGCGATGTCAGTCTGGAGAAGAAGGTCGGGATGCTCCAAGAGAGGGAGCCCAAGGGCCTGTTCGAGGCGAGCGTAGTTGCTTTTCCAGGTGTGCTGGAGGAAACCTCGGCCATAGTAACCTGATGGCCAGTATCGCTCTTGCAGCTTCCAAAGCGCAGGTTGCCTGGCAGGGTTGGCCCTCTTCTCGCACATCGGGGTCCATGCCGGGCATTCAACTTGGATAGTGGCGGCTGCGGCAAGGCGAACATTATCTTCGCAGTGATCACCGCCAAGCGCTTCGAGGATGAGAGGCCAGGATGTGTGAAAGTTTGGGTTGAGGTTCATTTACACCCCTGTGTGTCCGTATCCGCCAGTTCCACGCTCGGTGTCATCAAGCTCACCAACTTCTGACCACTCGCAACGGACAACCGGCGCGATGATAAGCTGGGCAATCCTGTCACCCCTGTTTACAAGAAGGTGTGTGTTGCCATGGTTGAACAGGATTGCCCCTATCTCTCCACGGTAGTCTGAGTCAATTGTGCCAGGATGGCATGTGATTTGCTGTCTCCTGGCCAGCCCGCTGCGTCCCCTGACTTGCCCTTCAAATCCGAACGGGATGGCGGCCGTAATGCCAGTTGGGACAAGGCCAACACATCCTGGGCCGATAACTATTACTTCGCCTTCAGGTATTGCGGCTCGAAGATCCATCCCGGATGCGCCATTTGTGGCATACCCCGGCAGGCCAAGGCCAACACCATTTGGAAGAATTTTTATCTTGATTTTCATGGTTATTACCTTCCGACTTTAGGGCTATGGCACTTGCAATAACTTGTTTTGTTTACCTTAAAACATCCAATAGAGCATCTTAGGTTCTTGGTTATTTTATTTCCCCAGTATGAAGTATGGTATTCAGTGTCGAACGTGAAATGTTCACAATTCTTACACTGTGGCCCTTCCTTAGAGAAAAGCATTTCAGTTTTTGCTTTACTTTGTTTGCTCACTTTATTTCTCCTGTAATTTTTGCCCAGTTAAGGCGGTTGCAAGCGCTTTGGTATAAAGCCCGGTAAATATTGCTGTTTAACTCGTCAAGTAACTGTTGTCTAGGCTGGCTGGGCTTTCTCATTTCCGCCTCCTGGACAAAAATATAAGTCATTACTCTAGTTCCGCAACTATTTTTTTACACTCATCACATTCATGGGTGTCGGCTGAGCACGCGGTGAGAAACCAGTCGGGGCTATAGGGGTCCATGCATGCGGCCATGTTCCCAGCTACATGATGGCGGCATAACCACCGTCCTGACTTGGTGCGAAAATAGAGCCCATGGCGAGGTGAGCCGTCGAAGTTGCAGGGTATAACAAACTGTCGCATGGCGGCTCCTTTTTGAGGTAGGCGATTCGTTCCCGTTCGGCCTGCGCATTCAACATAGCGCCCTCCTTACGATAAACCGAGAGATGCAGCCCTGTGCCCATCCTTGGCAAATTCTTTCAGCACCGGCAACAATGATTGGAACGCGGGATCATTGCAGTTGAGCACGCATATGTGACCAACTAACTGCTTTGCCAATCTTGCATCAACCTTTACTTTTTTCGACCCGCACCATAATGGCCATGACGAAAAGTCAAGGTTGGCACCACTGAGGTCGGAACCGATGAGGTTGGCACCACTGAGGTTGGCACCACTGAGGTAGGCACCGCTGAGGTCGGCACCGCGGAGGTCGGCATTGCGGAGGTCGGAACCGATGAGGTTGGCACCACTGAGGTAGGCACCGCTGAGGTCGGCACCGCTGAGGTCGGCATCGCGGAGGTCGGCATCGCGGAGGTCGGCACCGCTGAGGTCCCAGCCTGAAAAATTGGGCTGTCGTATTCCCTCACCGGCAAGTTTAAGCTCTTGGTTTACGTCTTCTCGTGTCTTAGTCATGTGTGCCTCCTGGTGTAAAAATAGTTCATGAGCGGGCGATGTCAATATGAAAAAACCGGGGATTTCTCCCCGGCATCAGCAGAGCGCCTTGCCTCGACTTGGCGGTTTAGCCTGTGGGTCGTTTCAACACGATTGCCTCCCGTGGCTATACTGATTTCTTTGGGTATTTTTTGTCCATACGCTCAAGCCATGGCACAATCTTGCGGCTCCATTCGCTGTATGGCGTCTCAGGATCACCTATCAGTCCGATTGGTGTGGGGTTGCCGTGTGGGTTCTTGGGTGCCAACACTTCAGTTTCAAACACTGACTGCTCATACCCGCGCTCCAGAAGCTCATCAGCATAGCCCATTATCACGGCGTATGCCTCTTTGGATTCCTCTGCAGTCCAGTCTGCCAGAGGTGTCTCAGGTTGGTTGGTGACTTGCGGGGCATCCCCTGGTCGGTCGGCTATTGCTTTGGTGACCCTATTTTCGATCTGGACTGCTATAGTTTCTGTTTCCTCTTCATCCAAGAAGCCAAGCCCAACGTGTGTCAATGTGGCTCGACGCATTGCCTTTGTGCGTGCCTTCATCATAGCATTTGCCAGGGATTCGCCCTTGAGACCAGCGAGTGACACGGCGCCCATTTCTTCAGTGTAGCGCCCGTCAGGCCCAGTGCATCTAGCATTGACAATAAATACATCGTCAACACGTTCAGTGCTGGTGATCTGATGGCTAAGGTGGTGGAGCCTGTTGAGCTGAGAAGCGCATGATCTGTCTGCATATACTATTAATTTGCCGTTTAAACTCATTAGCTTTAACGGCTGAGTGGCAGGATCTAGACCAAGCCTAGTGCATAATCCAGTCACATATTCAATTTTCTGAGCCTGTGTTAGCTTAGACAGATCACCATTAAGTATTACACCCTCTAATGTAGCGTCTGATAGTGGCTTTATCATGCAATTTTCCTGTAAACATTTCCGATGGAAATAGTCGCACCGTTGAGGTTGGCATTGTTGAGGTCCGCATATCGGAGGTCGGCACCGCTGAGGTCGGCACCGCTGAGGTCGGCATTGCTGAGGTAGGCACCGTGGAGGTTGGCATATCGGAGGTCGGCACCGCTGAGGTCGGCACCGCTGAGGTCGGCATTGCTGAGGTAGGCACCGTGGAGGTTGGCATTGTTGAGGTCGGCACCGCTGAGGTCAGCATTGCTGAGGTCCCAGCCTGCAAAATTTGGCCGTCGCCCTTTCTTCCTGGCAAGTTCAAGCTCTTGGTTTACGTCTTCTCGTGTCTTAGGCATGTGTTCCTCCTGGTGTAAAAATAGTTCATGAGCGGGCGGTGTCAAGGTCGTTCCAGTCTTTTCCTTCGGGCTCTGGTATCTTCACTATGCAACTACCTTCTTTAAGAATTACTCTATTCGCCAGAGTGTATGCTGCAGCCTGACCTGTAAAATTTGCATCGTTATCGCCAGCCACAACCGCAATTTTCGTCAGATCGCCAGCCCATGATTTCATACTGGCAGCGCTCAGGGATGCCCACCCGCAATACCCAAACTTGGCAATAGCACTAATGGTTGTTTCAACCCCCTCGGCTATTAGGTATTCTTTGCATTCCGGCGGCCCGATCCACACCCCGCACCCTATCTCTCCATAGTTCCAGCGGTTGTATATCTTCTTTCCATCACTGCTAAGGTAAGTGGCTTGAATGCCGCATCCTTTTCCGTCAAGGCCTGTGCAGACAGCGATCATTGCCTGTAGGTATCGGTCTTGTTGGGCATCTCCAAAAAATGACGCTGGGCACCTCATGTGGTGGTGATACCTCAGATTATGCAACCACGCCATATCGATGATCGTGCAGCGTGACCTTAGATACTCTTCAGCCGGTGTCCCGTTGATTGGGACTGTCTCTAGGTAGATTTTGCGCAGTATGGCCTTTTTATCAACCTCTGGCCTAGGCTCGTTCTTATGGCACGTGCCGATGACCGCTTCGACTTCCTTGACGACTTGCTTGAAGTCCCATCCCTTGAACAACTGGAGGAGGGTTATGCCATCCGGCTTTGACGGCGGCTTGTAGCACTGGTTGCAATACCATTGCCCAACGCCATTGTCCTTGTAATTGTATCGGTCCTTCCCGCCGCAGATCGGGCATGCCTGGTGCACCCCCACGCGCAGGAACTTTGGGTCAATCCAATGTGCAAGGATTGATGTCCACCTGCCAAACGTAGCGCCGTGGAAATCAGAACTCACCCTTGGCCGCCTTTCTCTTGGTCTTGTTGTATGCGCGGTGGTATTCCAGGTGGTCTTTGCACAACGCTCGACCTGGCTCGACCTCTTTTTTACAGGCCACACAGATGTGCAGGCGCCTCTTCACTTCGTAATTTGACCTATCATACTCGCTTCTTTTATCCTTCCTCCCGGCTCTCCACTTCTCATTATTGATCCTGCACCTGACGCAGTTGGTTCTCATTGACCCATCTTCACGTAGCTCCAACGGCTTGCCACACATGCACAGGCCTTTGTCTCTCTGTTGTTTATACCTGCTCATACTTAAACCTCCTTGCGTGTGCCCATCTGATTTGCTCACTCCTAACCCACCTTGCGACTACCGGATCAATCTCACACCCTACATTTTTGAGACCGCTGGGCCAATCGCCATGTATCTTTTTGAAGTGGACGGCTGCCCAACCATCTTTATACCCCATGGCCCTGGCATACTCAATCAGTTGTGAGTAGAAAAGCTGTTTGGGCATATTATGCAGTTGCACAGAAATCTTGACCTTCTGTGTTTTTTTGCCTAGTCTATGCGCCTCACCTGTCTGGCGCTCCTCTTTTTCTTGTAGGTAGATGCGGTGTCCACATGATGGGCATGGCTGACTCTTCTTTGACCTGAGGCGCTTGCACTGTGGACATTCGAAAGGCTCCTTTGGCTCCGGTTTTTCTTCTTTACTGGAGCCTGATTTCTTGGGTTTGCCGTCAATGAGCTCGATGGGCCATTCCCATGGGAGGCCAAGTGTTCGCAGTGATTTGCCGTGGTCAATTATGATTGCTTCCTTGTTGGGGTCATCAGGGTCAACACGCAACGGGCGCCCAACGACTTGGGCCAGCGCATTCTTCGATTTGTATGCCTTGTTAAGAATAACGACTGAGCACATCGGGAAGTCGGCGCCGCATCCAAGTAGCTCAACGTTGCATAACACCTGGAACTGTTTTGCCCGGAATGCGTCGTAAAGCTCGTTTCGATCCGTGTCTTTCGCGTGGTAGTCGACGTGTTCAGCCTTTATGCCAGACTGCAGGAAGGCATCACGGAGACGTAGAGAGGATTCGATGTCGAATGAGAAAGCAAGTGCCTGTTTGCCAGGAGCATACTTGAGGTAATTTTCGATGACGTCACCAGTGAGTCCTGCGAATCGTTTTGCGCCTTCAACCTCGTCATAGCCCTTTTCGCCGTGCCGTATCACAGTTTTCACACCGGTCATATCGGGAGCTTCTAAGCTCCAGACGATAGGCTCAAGGAGACGGCCAGAGGCAAACAACTCCTCCATGGTCTTGCAGTAAACGAGGTCTTGATAGAGAGGGCCGCCTAAAGATTCGACGTGCCTTCCAAGTTTGGCCCATGGCGAGCCGGTCAGGCCGATGACAAATCGATCCTTAAAAAGCTGCTCATATATGCTGGTATTGGCAGAGTAATGGCAATTTCCAGTCACTAAAGTGTTTCCATTTTTGCTTTTGATGATAATATTTCCACTTGGGACTCTCACGCAGTATACATTACCTGTGTATTTGGTCGTTTCTTTTTTAACTTTTTGTGTCGAAAATTTATTTGTTTTCGCAATAAAAAGTCTATATATATCACTAAAAGATTTCGATCTATTATCTATTTGAACCGTTTGTCTAGCTTTTAACCCAGCCAAAACTGAGACTATTTGATAATAATCGCAATTACCTTTGTATTTGGATGAATAATAATACAATCCTTTCTTGTTTACTTTGGACCCATCCCATTCTACCATTTCATTTATTATAGCCATTGCTTTAGTTCGACTTAAATTTTCAAATTTTGGCATTGATTCTGATAAGTATTTTGATACTAAGGAATGACCGACGTTAACTAAAAATCTCCTCCGATCACCTTTGCTATCACTTACTTCATGGCATCTAAACCCTCCATCCAGACATATTTCGAATAGCCTCTCAATCTTTCTGGATTTAACGAATGAGAATGAGACAGTTCTAGACCCATCTTGCCTAGTTGTGTGATAACTGCCATCTGCCTGAAACGCTATAGCTAGCCTTTCTAATGGTGTCAATTCCACCCTGGGATCAGCTTCGTGATTAGAATCACCATAGCTAGATGTAAACATATGATTATAATTGGAAGAAACCATGTTTTTTGCTTTTATTTTTCTAATTTCTCCATTATGCTCGACAACTAATTCATGGTTTGGCGTCATAGTTACATCTATCAGCTTATCCGACCATAAACGCACCATTTCTCCATCGTGGTATCTGACTATTTTTTCAATTGGGTCAACAAAAGCTATTCCATCATTACAAGACCATTGCGCGACTTTTTCTTCAGATAAATCTGCAAATTTGACCCACCCGTTTTCTGTAAGGATTTCTGTGTCTGGAGTGAAACACTCGTCCACAAAGATGATCTTGATATCATCCGGCACCCCACCACGGGAGCGCACGGTATCGATTGAGCACACCAGGAGTGGAGCGCTGAGATTGCGAGAGTTTTCCCCCTGCATGACTCCGTAATCAAGGAATCCATACTTCTCTAAGCGTTGACAGAACTGGGTAGTGCGTTGAATCCGGTTGTCAACAAAGGCCACACGGTTTCCCTTGGCGATGGCCTGTTGCGCAAGCAAAATCACGATCTCACTCTTGCCGCTGCCTGTCCCACTAAATGCCAGTATCCTCTTGTTGCCGCGCCGGGCCGAGTCCTGCAGTAGTTCGATTAATTGCTGCTGATCTGGAAACGGTCGGAGCTCCATACTCTTCACCTATGCGTCTAAAAATTTCACGGACTGTATCGGATTCCATCTCTAAATGCCGGTATGTATGGGCAAACTGCTCCCAGGTGACGCCGTGTTGTAGCCCCAGAGAGATTGAAAGTGCCAGTGCATGCAGAATATCACGTGTCCACGTTCCCTCTTTGTTTGACTCAAGCCACAATTCTCCTGGTTTTCCATCCCTGTATTCTCCTACGGAAACGTAAACTTTTTGCATACCCTCACCAACTGTGAAGGTAAATATTGCCCTACGGTTGGGAAGTTTTTGCCTCATGGTGCCTCTCGAAGAATAATTGCAACACTTCCAGCGCAAGCCCTGACCTGACCTGCTTTCCGCTGAAGGACATTGTAAGCCACCCATGCGCAGCCGCAAGGGACGATTTAAGGTAATCCCTATCCAGCCCGACGCCAGAGGAATGCCCACACCTGATAGGCGCGTATGTCCCGCCGTTCACTTCAAGAAGAAGGCGGTGTTCAGGCCAGGCGAAATCGAACCGGTAGCGGCGTCCAGGGATGGCTCGGTATTCGCGCTCAGGCTTTGGCAGCTTGGCCAGTTTGATGTGTTGGGCCATCATGATCTCAAGCTGTTTCACAGGAGCCTCCTGCTCTGCCGTTCGTTCGAGTATTGATCGAATTCGGCCAGGGCCTCAGCGAGCTCGGTGTTGTCAGAATCAGAGCGCGCCCAATTAGCTAGCCGTGCGGCTATCGCGAAAATACGAGGTTCATCCATTTTGGTAGCCTATTTTTTAGACAGTCGTTCCACTATCGTCTGTTTTACCCAACTGATGTCATTCTTTACGACGGCCAATGACGTGTCTATGGTGGTTATCTTAATGAGAACCCAACCCATGAGCCCGACTGCAGCGGTAAGGAGCAAGTTTGATATCTGCGAAGACCGTTGCGGGCTCATTTGACACCCTTGATCTTTTCAGCCGTCCTGAGCCCGCCGAGTCCGAGCATACCCAGGAGTAGGGTGAGTAAGGTGCCCATGTCCAGGTTGGGAGATGTCACGTGCTTACCAAATAGATCAGCAATCCATGTGATGAGCGGGAAGACAACAAACTGACAAGCAAGCCCAGCGCCACATGTCCAGCCAACACCGGGGCGCCAACCCGATACAAACACACTCTGACTCTGAGCCTCTGCCGTGTTGGTTGTTTGTTGGCCTTTCGCTAGGTCGATTTCACCCTGCAATTCTGCCAGCATCAGTGCAAGCTTTGCCCTTTCCTCTTCATTTTTGTCAGGGAATATCTTGTTGATGCCAGTCTTAATCAGATCGGCGACGCTGCCAAGCCCAGTAAGATCCATACCGCACCTCTAACTGGATTCTACCATCACTCGCAAGGGAATACAAAGGCTCTGTTGCCTGGTTTGCCATGGGCTACAATGGTTCGCGGGTCGTCGTCCAATGTGATCAACAGATCCAACAACACGCTTGCCGGGCCGCTGGGTTTGATCTTGCCTGACTCCCAGAATGACACACTGGCCTGATCCATGCGTAGGTATTTGGCCAACTCATACTGGGATAGACCGTGACGTTTGCGGTATTCCTTTAACACCTTCATCACTTCTTGCTCCTTTTCTTGGCAGATTCAAAGCCTCGGAAGAATTCTGACTTGATTTTCATCAATTCGCCATGCGTCATTGCATGTGACAGCTTGTCAACATATCCGATCCATGCCTGTGATTTACAGATGGACCGGCGTGCCGATTGTTCACCCGCTTCAAATGGCGTCATATTTGCACCTAGAATACTCTAAGGAGTGCTTCGCATACCTCGATTGTCCCAAGGCGATGGCCTTTCATACCCTCATCCAATGGGTCATTGATGAGTGAATCGCTGGCAACCTGGTGCAACTTCCTGATGGCGTTACCGAGTCCCTGCAGACTGTGCAGGTAGACGGCGGCTTCTTTTGCGGCTGTCTGATCACCTGACATAAGACGATCGATAAGTGTATTCATGTTACCTCCCGATTAAAGATTAATGCCTTTCATTATTGGTTCAATAGGTAAATTAAACCTAGTGATCGGAGGCGGAGGTAACTAACATCTAGCGTTATTGGGTCGGCAACGCTGCCGGTCCCTGATATTGGGGTGTTGCACGATACTGACGACAGGAAGTTACCAGAGGTCTGCCCGACTTGCTGGTATCTACTGCCAGTCATAACTGTGACATCCTCAATTGTCCAATCACCGCCTGTGTATTGCACCAAAACCCTAGTCAAGATATACATTTCCGGCAGCCAATTGACCAAGCTCCCCCAATACAAGTTCCTTGGCTCCTTCGCGAGCTCAGCAGTCCTTGCCGACAACAGTGCGTTGGCACTACTGTTCTGCGCTTGGGTTATCCATTGTGGTTGCAACCACGAGAACCTGTATAGCTGTGAGCCAGCATCGGCAGAAGCTGGTATCCCAATGAGCCATACCGTGGCAACAGAGTTTGCTGGCATTAGTGTCTGAGTCCAGACTCCACCGGTATATTGGTTGTAGTATGGGTTGCTCCCACTTACAGGAAGTATCTCTGTTTGCGATGCCGTGAAGAATGGCGCACTCGCAGAAAAACCCATCTGTGTGTAGGGGCCTGCAGCGGCTAAGCCCGACAGCGTTGACTGAAGATCCTCATCCCTCAAAACTGTCTCCGCTACAGACGGGCGCCTGTTGGTAGCAGTCGTTGAAGATAGAACATAATCAGAAATCGTTCCGCCAGATATCTTGTAAGTCCCAATATTGTAATGGTCTGATAGATGGTCCAAGTGATTCATCAGCCCGTGGCATTCCCGAGACCCGAATTTGTAAATAATTCTATAGTTAACAAAAGCAATCAACAAATATTCAAAACCGGGGTAGGAGTCTGTCGACCACGCAAAGGTATCTGTATCGCCATCGTAGTATAAAAAATAGGTGTGCCCTAGGTTTGAGGAGTGAGCTGATGATTCCCACCCATCAACCAACACACCAACAACGGTATCTTGCCAGTAGGCAACAAATGTTCCGCTGAGCGTGATTTTCCTGGTAGTTGAGTCATATGTCACTGTCACCTGTGACGGATCGTCAAACCCTGTTCTCTCTTTCACAACGGCTGACATGGGAACAACACCCACATCTGTCAAGGTTGAAGACACCCAGTCTGATTTTATCATGTCCACACCGCCCTTACAGATGCCCTGCAACTAGACACCGCTGTCCCTGTATTTATTGGAGCAAACACCACTCTCTGATCACCAGGCGCTTGTGCAGACGTTACCAGCGCGTCAGGGTCTTCGGGATCAGTTCCTGTGTGAACCACAATCTCGAAGTAGTCAGGGTCGCCAGTGCTGGACGGGAAGTCCCATTCAACTGTCACGCCATAATATCCAAGTCCAGACAGCTTTGATTCAAGCGTCACATTGTAAGGCGCCGGTGCCGACTGTGCCTGTGGGGCGTAGGTGTATGCCGACACGTCCCCCAATGACTGCAGGCCGTTTCCATACACGTTGTAGGAAGGGAATTTGAAGTAGAGAGTAGTGCCTATCCGGCTGGCAGGCAGTGTGTAACGCATGAATGCACTGTCCAGCCTAGCAAACCTTTCACCAGCCAGGTGCTCAGAGATGGTTGTGCCGTAGTCGCCACGTCTCAAAGTGGTAAGGTCATAGGCATTCGAACCGGTAAGCGTGGCTGTCTGGTAATCAAGGAATTCTCCTCCACAGTAGCTGAGCGTCACAGAGTCGATCATATTGTCGTAACTTGTGCTGGTAAGAGCTCCGTCCGATTCAGTTAGATCGACAGATAAGGTGTTGACAAGATCTATTGTGTCGCCAACCGGTAGTGTGTCAGTCAATACCCCGATCCTGGCAGGCCCATCAAGGCGGCCTATTTTTTGGTAGGTGGCGTTGTCCTCTGACACCCAAATCTCACACCCACCCCACAGTGTCGACAACCCGGCAGCGCCGATCATGAGCTCTGGCTGACCATTGACGAGTCGGTAGTTAACCGGAACGTCGATTATCAATGGGGTCTCGATATCGCCGGGTGGATCGTTGTGTGTTGGTTGGCCACCAGGATCACCCTCTTCCGTTGTGTATAGCGTCCCGGTGCCAGCACCAAACGGCCACTCCTCAGCCTCGATTGTCAGCCCGTTGTATTCGTCTTCCTCTATCGATTTTATCCTAACGATCTTTTGGTCAAGTCCCAGCAGTGGCTCTGTGATAGTGACCAAGTCCATTGGGTCAAGCAGAATATACTTCCACCCTACCTTGAACCTGTATTTATTCCTCACGTAAGTAGATCGTTGTGATAGTATCCGGCTGATCTGCAGCGCATGCTCTGACCTAGTGATACACGGTAGGCTTTCAACACCCTTCCGGCGCTCCCCGAAGGAATACACGTCGTTCTGGTCTTGGTCTGTGACTGTGTTGTCATTGTAATCAATCGACCTATCCCTGAACTGTATCGGAAATGAGTTGAATGTGTCAGCCAGTGAAATCCTAGTCACCTCTATAGGGTTGTCGCCAGGACTGTCCACCAGGAAGTCATCACGCGTCAGATCGTAGATAGGTGTCGTGTTGGGTTCCCATGTTCCGAGCTCATTGGTTATTGTCACGTCGCCATAAGGCAAGAACTTCAGGGCCATGCGGCCATCGCCAGCAGTAGAGGAAGACCACACCGCTTCTGAATTGGTTGCAATCAACCATTCCTTCAACCAGTCGACTGCTGCCCTCTGCTCATTCAACACCGGCGAGATGCCGAACCCGGCTATGTAGCAGTATTGCGCGTAATTTGTTGTATTGCTGCTGTCAAGTCGCCTTGTCCAATTGTAGTCGATCCACGTGCTTAAAACGTGTGTTATCACATCATTTGCGTTTGCGTCAACATCGCTGGAGTAGAAGCCCTCTACCTCAAAGTTGTAATTCGGCAGCGATGCAGAGTCGCCAAGGCTTAGTGAGGCTGACGCCGCTATGGTTGTTCCGCCGTATGGTATCGCCTGTGTTGGATGGTTCGAGGTGAGGTATGCCCAAGTGACCCCTGGTAGATCATTGAGCAGTGTGAGGCCATCAGTGGCCATGTCGGTGATCTCTTTGTCCTTCCAGATCCGTAGGATATCTGAGATAGGCCCTTCACAGATCGCAAGCATCACGCAAGCGCTATATGTCCAGGTGGTATTTGAGGTCTCAGAGCCTCCACCCTTACCCCCGGATGAGTCGGTAGTTGTAATGGGGGTTGCCACAAAATCACTCGGTGGGTAGTAAATAAGGTTCGGCTGCACTCTGTTTGTGCCGTAGACGATTGGGATTACCTCTCCATAGGCAGACGTCTGTATCTGTATGGTAGCCAGTCGCTCGGAGACGGTATTTGTTCTAGTTTTTCCCCCCACACGCCACCCCTAATCAGCTTACCACCACATTGACCAACACCCAACGAAACGTTTAGCCAAATCAGCGTCCCTCTTGACATCGCCAAAAACAACGCCCTGTCTGACGTATGCGTGGATGATCACTGGCCAGTCGATCACGATTGATCCGTGTGAGATGCACCGGCCATAACGAAACAGGGCGATATCACCAGGTCCATGGTTGTCAGTCTTCCTGGCAAACCTCTCGACGTTCTGCAGGAACTGCTCTTCATTGCGGTGGAGGTGCCAGTCTGCCGGGTAGTCCCACCTGTCCAAATTCGGAATCACCCCGGCAGCAGAGAACACACCAATCAACAGTTGGCCGCAATCCACACCGGACCCCTTGCACCTCTGATTGTGAGCGTATGGAGTCCCGACCCATGTCAGGGCCTCAGCCACAACCTTATCGCGTAGACTCTGGTGGTGGGACATACGGGAACCCTTTGAACCTGGTGCCGTTTGAAAACTTGTTAACACAATCGCTGTAGGTGTGTGTGCAACCAGGGTAGATGTTGAATGTGTCGCCATTGGTTGGTGTGTTCGGCAGCGCGACGGCTGGGAAAACTCTGCCGTTGGTTTGCAGGTATGATTTTATTGCCCGCTTGGCGCCCGAGTTTGGGCCGCTGGTAAACTCGATAACTCCGAGGGTGAAATACCCATTGGCCTGGGTGAGATCTGTCTTAAATACCGACGTGCTAGGGGTCACATCAACGATTTGACCAGTCTCTTTGAATGTTGTTTTTGACACCTGACAGCCAGAGTCATACAGACAGTGCTGGCATTTCGGCGAATATACGTTCTTTGGTAGTTGGATATTTAGGCGCTCTATCTCAGATCTGACATCCAGAACAACCCTGGTTGGAAAGATTATCACGTTGGCCACAAACCCCTCAAAGATTGGCACAGCACCAACCAGTGTGGAAGCGTCAGATAGAAAGGCCCTACTCACCCTCATCATAGCATTGTCAAACACTCCGTTCTGCGCAGCGGCCTGAATCTGTGTTCCGAGGATGGTGTATGAGGAGTCACCTACCCCAATCGTCGTTTCCATTGAGTTGGATTCCAGACCAGCAACCCAGCGTGCCACTCCTCTTGATAGAACCTGTAATGACTGGTAAGTATTGCCCTCGAAAACGATATCGCTATCGTAACTGGTCAGATAAATATGTGTTCCCGATGGCTCGTCGAAATTTTCAAACACACCATCAGATATGAAAAAATCGTATAGGTCTGCCATGAACGTCACATTGTTTGAATTCAAGAAGTTGATAAGATCTACCGTTGCAGTTTTCATACCATCCTCATAGATCACAGTATATATTGAATTGCTCAGCATAACCATATGGACTACTAGGGGCTCCAGTGGTTCCCCATCTGAGTAATTTATGCCCAAACTCTGCATAACCGCTATGGCTATTATAGTAACTGATAATACTTTGCGGATTTATGTAATAACTCCAGCTATCTGAAACTGCATTGTAAAGTTGTATTCCGTTATAAGTTGGACCAGTGCATGCAACCTTATTAACTCCTACTTTTACCTTGAGACCATATTGCGTTGAATATGTCGAGCTTGTCTTATATCCCCATGAGTCACCAGACAGGTTATAATATACAACCTTTCTCATATCACTTGATATAACACCAAATAAAAGAACTACGCCAGGAATAACCTCAACTGGCTGGCTAGCGGTGTTCAAAGAGATACTAGGGGTTTTAATTGTCCATGTGTCAAGTGTTGGGTTGTAAATAGAGATTCTATTAACATAATAGTGATAGAAGAACACCCTGCCATCAGACAATAATGTGCAGCAAGGTGTTCTTCCGTAGTCGTCTGTCATACCTGCTACATCGCCATGGTTTGTCCAAACACCTGTGTCTGGATCGTAAATTTCATACTTATGGTTCAAGACGTCTGTTCGGCTCCATCCACCGAAAACCAGCACTTTGCCGTTTGGCAATGTTGTAAGCTGGCAATCTATAGACCGCTCTGTAGTCATTGAGCCAGTGTCTCCCCATGTCCCTGTGTCTGGATCATAGATTTCCGCCGTGACTCCTTCGCCAAGAGCGCTTGTATTCCCTGCCACTAAAATTCTGCCATCCGCCAACTTAGCACACCGACGTGTGGTCATACCTGCATTGCCCTGGCAAAACCTTGCATAATGCATGGAGCCAGTTTCTGCCCATGTCGTCCCGTTAAATAGGTAGCATTTTTTCGATAAAACGGTAGACTTCCACCCACCTATGCTCATAGCAGATCCTGATGCAAGCTCTGTCGCCATGGCATAATCGAAATAGGTGGTTGAGTTATTCCCAATTGTCGCGACACTGTAATCGGAAACTACGTCGATATCTATTGAGTCGCTGCCTGATGTTCCAACGTCAAGAGACGTTGCAGTTAGCGACAATTCGTAACTGCCAACTGTATCCCACAGTATGTCAGGCGATGCCTCAGTATATGAACTGCCATCAGATACCCAGAGGTAGGCAAAGTCTACATATGAGCCACACGACACACTGGCCGTGCATGTGACCGTCTCGGTGGTGAGGGCAACATATCCGTCTGGCGGAAATGTTATCGCAACTGTGATGGGTGGGACTGCTATCACAATCCCGACTAGCTTCACTGTGCCACCAGTCCACACCTTATACAGGATCTGGTCAACGGTAAGGTAATCATCTGCAAACCTTACTATTTTATAGACTGAGTCAACCGGGTCAAGGATTGTGAACCACCCATACTTACCCTGTCTTGCCAAGAAAAAATCAAGCAGCTCAGCTAGCTCATCGTAGGTGGACTGCAGGCTATCTTGCCGCAGAAAGTTGAACTTGAGCTCAAAATCATAGATGGTAGAGCCTCGTCGGCACAACCTTAGCTCACTCCCATTCACCGAGGTCTGAACCTCTACAGGTAGTCTGGATATCCGTCTGACGTCTATGGCCAGGCCTGGAATTGAAATGGGGAATGCTGCCATGTAGCACCGGCTATATTGGGGGGGTTCCCCCTGGAGGGGTTTCCCCTGGACAGGATATCAGCGTAACAGATGAGGTGTAAACTCCTGATAAGATCCTCTCAATGTCAAGCTCTTCTTCGAATCTTACTGCAACATCACTGCCGGTCACTGGGTCGACTAGCCAGAACGAGATGAGGCGCCCTGATTTCTCAAGGTAGAAATCGTGTAGTTTATCCAGCTCGTCAATTATTGCCTGATGGTTGTTTTGGCGCAGGAAGTTGAACTTCAGTGTGTATCTGTAGCGCTGTTGCCCGGTAAACCACGGAGCGCGGAGCTCCACACCAGTGTTGCACAACTCTATTGTTGTTGAGTGTATCTCTGACCTTGACACGTCGATAGAGAGCCCTGGCAGACTTGAGAGTGGTAAATGGGTTGTCATCTCCCCCTCCTGGCAGCGTCCCTGATTGTTCCAACGATGTGTTCCTGGTTCCTGCTGAAGAAGGTCTTCGCGTCGACTACCCCATGGAAGTTGACATTGATGTTTTGAGCAGGCTGCGCCTTCTGCCCGCCATTCCCGATCATGTCACGGATACCTTGGGCAAGAGGCGCCGACATAACCATTTCGTTTCGATGCACCATTGCAAGCTGATCTGATGGCACCTTATCCCACCCTTTAGCAGCCGAAGCCCTTGCCGCGTAAGACAGGCCTTCCATATATGCAGCCTCCCCTACCCCTGGAGCCATGGCCCATCCATACACAGGTATGGCAGCAGCCGATGCCGCAGCATTAACCCCATACACCGCAGCGGCACCTGTCGCCTCTGACACACGGGTTGCGGCTCCTGTTGCCTGCGCTGTCAAATATGTGGCCACCTGTTTTATGCCCCACTGCACAAAGAAATCAATCACGGCGTCAAGGGCTGAGCTCAGCACTGTTTTGAGTGCATCCTTCCATGACATGGTCCCGTTGATCAGGCCCTTAATCGCAGTGCTGAACCCTGACATTAACGAGGTAAAAAATTCCTTCCACTTGGCCCTGGATTGTTGGATCGCCTGGTTCTCAGTTTTCATGATGTCCAAAGTGGCCTTGTGTTTTATCTGGGCAATCCTTGCCTCCATCTCTATCCGTTCTTTTTGGCTGGCAACGCCTGCCATCAAGGTTTCTTGTATTGCCGCTACTTCCTCATCACGGATCTGCCGGATTATTGCTATGCGCTCCTCCGCAGCTTTTTTATAATTGATCTGGTCTGTTTTTTCCTTGTTGTCTATGATCTCAGATTTAATCTCAAGTGTTGATTTGAGCGCTTCTAGCTCCATTTTCATCAAGGCTTTTCGGGCTTCTGACGCGGCCCTTTCGGCTTCAATCGCTTTGGCTGCAGCTTCCTTACGTGCTTCCTCCTCTTTCTTTTGTTGCTCCTGGAATACGGCATACCCAAGCGCGGCCATTTTGTTCCTAACCGCTACCCAGTCAGTTGAACCACGCTTCGCTTGCTTGATGATTTCTTCCCAGTATTTGCGCTCCTGGTCCTTTGACAACTGGGCAATGTCTCCGCCCATCTGTGCGAGCATGGCTCTCCTGTGTTGTAGCTCGGCTTCCCATTCTGGCATCCTCGACTTGAATGGTGTGTCGTCCGGGAGCGTCCCTGTTATCGGAGATTCCTTCTCCTTGGCCTTCGGCTTCTTTGCCCACAGGTTGGCGATTGCATCAGCAGCATTGTTAACAGATAACTTGTATTCATCTATGCCACTCTTGGCATCATCGGTAAATTGTCTAGCACCGGTCTTGGCGGCATTCCATGCTGCCACAAATTTGCCCTGTATGATGTTCATTACCACGGCCCCGGCTGTGACCCAACCGTCAATGATTAGATTTATTAATGTCCTAAATATATTGACAACTAGCTCTATTGAACCTTTCAATATATAAAATGCTGCTATAACACTTTTTATACCATTCTCAAGGACTGATACGGCATCACCACCGCTGCCTTTTACCCAATCTATGAACTGTTTTAAAACTGGTATAACTGCACGTCCTACGGCATTTTGCAACGCCATCATGATATCTTTTAGATCGTTCATTGCTATTTTGTATTCTCTTGCAGATTTTACACCGTTCTCGTCCATAGTTAGACCAAGAGCCTTTGCTTGCTCTGCATTCTCTGATATAACATCTTTTGTCAGCTTCATTAATGGGATTGTTTCGGCCCACGACCGCCCAAATAATTGCTGCAGGAGCTGATTTCTGTCAGTCTGATTTCCTAGATCATTATATTTTTTGATAATGTCTTCTAATACGACTCCGCTCGACCTAAGATGTCCGCCTGAATCCCTCGTTGATATGCCATGCTTTTTAAACGACTCAGCAGATATGTCCATGCGCATCTTCAATTTTTGCATCACGCCTGTCATATTGTCAGCAGTGAGGCCATAGTCGTCTAGTGCCAGGCTCCATGCGCTTGCCTGAGCTAGGTTTATTTCCATGGTTTTCGAAAGCTTATTGACCTCGCTTGCCCATTTTGTCGTCTCACCGATAGCGTCTTTAAAAAGCTTCCCTCCACCAGCAATCGCCATGATACCAAGGAATGGCGCTTTCAGGTTGTCTATGATGCCACCAAGACGACCAAACGCTCCACCCATCTCGTCAGTGGCGCCCTTGACCGAGCTTGTAGCTTTTTCAAGTCCGCCTACCAGGGATTTGATGTCTCCCATAATCACAACTTTAATTTCGCTGTTGTCAGACATCACCCACCTCTATTAGCCAAGTTTACCAGACTTTGCAGCTCCTGTGCTGTTTCTGGCCGTAACACGCTATCGTCATGGTCACGGGATGGCTTCTCTTTCTTGTCAAAAAACGCCTGCACTAAGATGTGCAATGGAGGGTTCTCTTGCCAGTAGCTAAGTAGATCCAGCACTGATGGCCACGGGGTGACTTCAATCTGTTGGATTGTCCACCCTGTGGCCATAGCTATCGAGCTGTAAAGTTGGCCCCAATCTAAAGGCTTCTCACCTCTTTTGGGGCTGGAGCTTCCCCCCGCTTGCCGCCTGACTGTGTCAAGAGCATGATCGCATTGAACAAGTCAGAGATCTCACCAGGCGTCATGTCGTCCAGATCTTCGAGCTTGAACGACGGGTAGGAATTCTGAAGAGCCATTGTGACAAGGTCGGCATGAGACCGCTGAACCTCTCGCGTCTTGCATGCGATGTCCAACATAGACACATTGTCGTCATTGAGCCCCTTCTCCATTTGCTTGACGAGCTCCAAGGTCATGGAGAAGGTCGGGTCAACATGGCGCCGCATCTGCCCGGCATTGAACGGGCAGAGCCGGTAAATCTTCCCGCTAATTTCTACAGTGTCAATCATGAGATCCCCTATGGTTGCTAGTTGACAGTGAACACATCCATAACGTTGCCGTTCGCGTCTGCAAAGGCCTGGAAGTCCAGGTCACTGTCGTAGAAGTCATCAGACTTGAGGCCCATAGCCAGCTTGGTAGCGAGCACGCTGTAGAGCTTGAGGCCCTGACTGTTCGACCGGTATGAGTTGAACAGGCTGAGGACAAATGGAGTCCCGGTGCCCATGAGCTGATTTGTGTAGGTGACGGTCTTACCGGTTGAGGCTGCAGTGTAGCGGTAGTAAATCTTGACAGAGTCACCCGCGTCGGTAGCGGAGAAGGTGTAAACCCCGGCAGTGACGGCATACTCATTAGTGGCGGGAGTGCTGGCAACCCTGGTCATCCAGACGCCATTTGTCACAGACCATACACCATAGTCCGAATCCCAGTCAGCACTATGTGTAACGGTAACATCGTAAGGGCCTGATGGGGAAGGGATTGTTCCGCTTTCTCCCTGCACTCCGATCTTTGACCCGGTTGCGATGCTGGACCCAGTCAGGAACTGGTTGATAAGGTCGCCAGCCAACACTGCGGTTTTGGCCTTGCCGGTGATTTTCACCTGTGACAATGCGCAATCGAGTGCCATCTGGTATTGCCCAAACAGCTCCTTGATGGTGTAGGAAGCGTCAAGGCTAACGTCTTTCAGGACGCCAACATTGACGGGGGTGGGGTTGTTTCCGGCTGGAACTATTGAAAGTAAGCCGGTTCCGAAAAGATAAGCGGTCATTTTTCCTCCTGTTTCGCCAGCTTGGCTTTCAGCTCGCTGATCGCAGCGTGCAATTTATTATACGATGAAGTGGGCAAATCAGGACCCATGTTGCGGAGTAATTCTTGTCCCCACTTGGCAACGATTTCGGCAGGCGTCATGACGTCTCCTATCAGCTTGTTGTTAGAATTTCGAGCGGTATTACGCATACTGCCTGCTCCCCTAGTAGTCCCTCGTCTGTGACAATCTGACCGTCTATTTTTACGTAGCTGCACAATCCACCCAGTGTTGTTGACCACTCGTTTGGTCCTCCAAAAGGCCCTGTTGCTTCCGTCGGCGTTCGCTCAAGGGCGCCCTCGACGGCCTGTATCAAGACGTTTAAGGTTGACCCCGGGATAGTTGCCGGGTCTGAATCATGCCTACAGTAGATGTAGACCATGGGCTGTAACTTCCACACTGGCGGCATGCCGTGGAGCTGCTGAGAAAGCATCTCGTTTCCCTGTGACAAAAAGAGTGCTGGTTGCTCATCAGGTATCACGTCGTCCCAGTGTTTCCAGACACGTGACGTGGTGATGAAACCAGCCAAACCGGAAAGTCTGGAGAACAGAGCGGTATAGATTGCCTCACGGTCAAGGGCCATCACAGCCCCCTGGCGACAGATAATAGCCGCGCCTGAATTGTCGATCGCATCTCTCCAAGACTGCTGAGTAAATATGACCTCATGGGTATTTTAGAGCCAGGGTGATGGACGACTCTAAAGAATGCGAGCTCGCCAGACGCGGCTGCCTTATTGGCTGCGTTGTGTCTGTATCTGCCAGATTGCGTCTTGACGGTAAGGCCTTGTTGCGGGCCTGCAAATTTTGGGTTTGGTATCAGCAGCGCACGTCCATTTTTGGGCTTGATAATGTGCGCACGTGTTTGCCCGCCAAACTCATGAATTCTGGCATACACAAGATTCGTGCCAACGGAAGCTGAGGCGCTGTTTGCTGATGATGTAAACTTCATGTTGATCGACCGACGCAATCTACCGGTCTTCACATTTAACACTTGGCCACTCAGCTTTTCAGATTTCACCTTATTGAGAAGCATGATGCCAAGGCGTTTCACTTCATCTTCCACTTTGCGGCGAGATTCCTTGATGCCAAGTAGGAACCTAGCCTGGACGCGCTCAGCCCCAATGATTGACACTTTGAGATCGATCATAACGGGAATCTCCTACGCCATTGGTCAAGAATGGTTTTGGATGACGCCGGGATATCCTTGGTCTGGTATGTCACGTTTCCATGGGCGCCTTCCGCCTTCATGGACTGACCAATTCTGTCGCGCTCCTTAAATCTCCAGCAGACGATCTCGATGCATGCCTGGGCAAGCTCGGCAGGTATGGCCGCATACCCGGCGGTGAACGACACGGACACCTCAGACGTCATAGGGAAAATATACCCATCAGTTCGGGTTATTGTTGCGTCTCGATACCTTATGTAATCCAGATCCACTGCGACATCATCAACCGTTACGCTGTTGACGCCAGTGATAGGGTAGGCTCCAAAGGTCATACTTTTTGTCCCAGAGCCGTTTTTGATATCGACATACGTGGCCGAGAACGGGTTGTATGACATGTAGTTGATCATCCATGCAGACGCGGCTGTAATCAGCCTGGCTATCAGTGCGTCAGACGTAGACACCGTGATGCCTAGATATTCCTTAACATCTGCAGTGGTTGTGAAGTCAGACATGCTTCCTCGCCTTCCTGGCCTGATGATCAACAATCGGAGGTTCGTCAGCTACCACTTGAGGCGCTGGAGCTGGTGTTAGCCCAAAAGCTATTGCCGCCTCTTCCCAGTGATCAGGTATCTCAAGAACCCCGTCAGCGTCTGCGACAATCGGGGGTTCCCCGTTCATGCTGATCGACACAGCCCCTATCATTCTCATTGGCACCTCTAAAAAAGGGGCGGGCCATTGCTGACCCGGCCCCTGATTCTACCACGATTACAGGCCGATGTTGCTGATGGTTGCAATCGCAGCCGGGAAATAATGCTGGAGGACTGAATCCAAATACACACCAAACTGGTATTTGCGGGTGACCCATGGCCACTCGATCTGATAGTAGTCCCGACGGCACTTGACCTGCATGACGTTGCCGACACCAGACAGAGGATACGGGATTTCTTTGGCGTAGAGCAGGATGGTGCCCTGGACAGCGTTGGGATGCACGCGCAAGCGCATCAACTGCTGGGTGACTGGATTCAGCAGGCTGCCAATGGTCAGACCGGCAGTCATCCCGGCGCCGCTGTTGAAGTCGCCATTGAAACGAACGATGGGAGCTCCACCGTTGGCAATGACCAGCTTGTTGATTGCGATCAGGTCATAGGCGCTGCACAGGATTTCCTGCGGGCCTAACTTGTAGTTGTCCCACATGAGCTGACACACATCGCTGATTTCCTGGATTCCACCGGCGCCGTCAGACGTCAGTTTGGAACCAGTCCCGGCGGTGCCAGTGGCCAAGACTTTGATCGTGCTGCCGAGGGCAGCCTGGGCAAAGTGGAACAGGCCATTGTAATCGTAGGTGCTGTCAGAGCTGTAGTCAGCGGCAGGAGCAGATGCAAGGGCCTGATGAGTCCCGGCAAGAGCCGTCAGCTTGACAGAGTTGATCTTGGTGATGGCTTCAAGTTTCTGGTTGCCAGAGGTGCCGACATACCAGGCATAGCCAGCGGCGCCCTCGACGGCAGTGACATAGGCTGATACCGTGTTGGTGTTGGCACTGGCGACAGAGCCAGTGCTGCCAGCATCGGAGACCTGAGCGGCACCAGCATTGATGGTGTCAGTCGTCCCGTCAGCATTGAGCTTGGAAAGCTGGCTGGGAACACCGCTTGTCAGGCTGGATCGCTCATAGCCAAGGTGGGTTAGCGCAACGCAGGACACCAGGTATGTTCCATCTGGAATCGTTCCGCCAGTGGTTGCACCGGAAGCGGTCGGGGTCGGGGTTTTGCCAAGTGCATGGCTGCCGTTCCCGGCAAAGAGGTGTTTCTCTTCAGCAATCATCATGCTTCGGAGAAGGCCTAGGCTGGCCTTGGCGCGGGCATCATCAAACCCCTGCGCGGCAAGTTCGGCTTCGAAGGTAACGCTGTCTTCCAGACCCATCGGGATGTAGGCAGCGGTAAAGGAGCTCAGCGTGGTTGTGATGGCGCCGCCGCGCTGTCCTTCAGAGATTCCGATGTGCTGATTGGTGGTGTTGATGCCGGTTATGGCCTTCCAGCGGGTCGCCGTGTCACCATTGCCAGGAACGCGAGCGATCTCATTCCTGAGCATCGTAATGACAGGGTAGAGGTTGAGCGCCACGGGCTGCAAGTCATAGTTGACCAGGCCCAGTCCGGTAGTGAAAGCCTTGCGGACGTCAAGGTCCGATCTCGGCTGTGATTGAGCCGCCTTCATCGCGGCCAGGTCTTCTTGCAGGTTGCTCATGGAGCCTCCATTTGCCACAACGGGCGGTTAAAATGGGCCGGGGCGACCGCCCACGGCGTGGATTGATTTCATGATTGTGAGAGGGTCTTTCGATTCGAGAGCCTTTTTGACGTCTCCGGTCTCTTCAGCCTTCTCGATTGGCACAGGCTTGAGAGGCTTTTGCTTTTTCAGATCCTCGACCTCTGCCTTTGCTTTGGCCAGGTCATTTTCAAGTGAGGCGACCTTTGCCAGCGCGTCAGCTTTTTCTGACTCGATCTTGGCGATGTCGACATCCTCGACCTTAGTGTTGCACTTCTCCTCTTCCTCGTCTTCCTCTTCATCCTTCTCGTCCCAAAGTTTAGAGAATTCCTGCATGGCTTTGGTGACGGCAGAGTATGCGCTCTGCATCTTCTCCAGGTTGGCTTTGGAGAACTTCTTACCAGCCTTCTCGATGTCGCCTGTGGGATCCGCCATTTCCATGGTCTTCTCCTTATGGTCCTCTACAATTTCAGACGCGATGAATGCCTTGAGCTTGGCCATGACATCCCGCAACAGAGTGGTCTGTTCCGACTCGTTTTCCATCTCGGATTCTTCAATCTGGCACAACTGCATGACAATCAGTAGGGCTTCCATCGCCATCCTGGCATCATAAACTTCCTGACCTTCGAACTTAGATAGATCAAGTTCCATGTCGTTCTCCAACTTGGTAATTGAGAAAATAGCCTCTGGATTACAGGGCCTGTCAACCAGTGAGATCTCAACCAGCTTCAAAGAGTCAATGATTTTACCTTCACGGTGTAGCGTTTTCCCGCCGACACTAAAACCTTTATAGACACCGTGTTGCACCTTTTTGATCGCTTCACTATCCACCACAAGAGCTTCGAGGTAAGTCTTTCCATCCTCTTCGACATTACATGAGATAGCAGTGCCAGCAGCTTTTTTTGCATCGTGCATCTCCCGGACGGCCCCGAATCGCATGTAGTCGGGGATTGCGCTTCTCATTGCCTGGGCGGTTATAACTTCGCCAGCGGAGTCGACACACTCTGAAGACGCGACACCAAACACCTTAAGTGTTCCATCTTCCTGCTCTTCAACTTTCTGGATCTCTGCGTATAGGCGCATAATGCCCTCCGGCAAATAATACCATGAATTCAGTTTGCAAGGGTGAATTTTTGGAGGATGTTCGTTAATTGCGGATGCACTAACCCCATGGTAGGGGCTAAAGATAGGCAATTAATGCCTCCAGTGTTGCACTACGCATGCGCTCGCCATGCTGCCAGCAAGGTTTGGTATCCCTGGCATCTCGTGCAGTCACCCACTCGCCAGACGGTCGCCGATTGGTCACGGCGCTTAGTCTTCCATGGCTACACTGGACAACCATGGGAGTTGTGATCTTGTTTTTAATCGTCAGCGGCTCACCATCAGATCAGGCCTCCAACCCGTCTACAAGCGTCAGTTGGGCGATATCCTAGGTTCTTTACAGAGCGATAGGGATTGCCTCTTGGTGGGGTTCATGTCACTTAGCGCCCGCAAACACATGCAGTGATGACCGCGATGATTACGGATGTCGGGAAGGCAAGGTTCACACACCCCAAGAGATCCTGCTGAAGCTTTTTTGGCCTAGTGGCATCAAGAAATTGCTTCCGAGCTTTCCGGTCTTCGGCCGTAGTGGCTAACTCAGTCCATGGCCTTCTCCGTTGTCCGCCCGGTGCCATGCCGGAATTTGTATGGTTACACGTCAAGAAAAAGATGTCAACAAAAAAATAAGCCCCTGGGATCTCAAGTCAGGGGCTTTGGGACTTGACCGGGCATGCTCGGTTAGTATCCCGTCTCTTTTATTCTACATCAAACCAATTTTGGGTGTCTACAGAAAAATAGAATTGACTTTGCTCGCATGGGAACTATGTTTTATGTGGAGGTGTCAGATGCTGCTTTGTGTCAAAAGACTCGTTGGAGGTAAAGAATCGTGTGGGTTCTTTGTGAAGTCCAAAGATCTCCTTAACCAATACATCGAAGGCTTGCCGAAGGGCGACATTGTCAGGATCTGGGAAGCAGCACCTCTTGGTAAGAAAGGCGCATTTCCGACACATCAAGAGGAAGGGACTGGGTGGGTTGGTGAAACAGCCAGGTTCCTCCAGGAGATCAGGGTATGACGGATGATAAAGCTATAGTTCAACACGATATGCTTGTGCAATATAACACTGGCATGGTAGACTTCCAGTTCGGCCATTATAACGCCGAGATGGCTAGGTTGTTCCCGTGTTATCAATTCGGATGGGAAATGGAAGCGCTTCGGGACCGCGACAGGAAAAATCAAGACAGGGTGTCTATAATGGAGATACACGACTTGGAATCTTAACAATTTTTAATTTGACTTTATCATCACCAGAAATATCTTTAACAGCATGGAGGTAGCATATGACGCTAGTAAGCTTAGATTTAGATCTTGATAGGTTGCAAAGCATTAAAAATAGCATTGGTAGTGCTAATTGCGCACATGTGATAAGAAAATCACTCGCGTTATTGCAGTTGGCTATTGATCAGTCCAAGGATGGAAAAGTAAAAGTCGGTTCAGTTACGGTGGATTTATGAGGGACCAAAACAAAGAGTTTATTACTGTTTGCGCATGGTGTCAAAGGATTAAAGAGAATGGCGAGTTTGTAGCAAAGCCGATAGACCAGCATGCAGACTTGACACATGGCATCTGCTTAGATTGCAAACGCACACACTTCGGGACCTTAAAATGATAATCAAACCAATAATAACGCCTCAAATTTGGTCGATTCCAATTACCCGCCACATGCCGCCAGTAAAAATTACTGGTAGGTTTCGCAAAGATGCGAGAAGGAAGTTCCCCAATTATCTATAAACGTCTATTTTGTTTAGATGTCTGGGCATCGGCGGGTGCCCAGCGATGTAAACAAAAACAAGGAGGTCCAATTGAGACAAGCCACAGTAGTCATCAAATCTATGCTAGGCGGCTCAGTCCGCCAGGTGGGCAAGATCACGGCGGCCCAGGAAGAAATCATCAGGCTGATTCAATCGGCAGCGCCAACAGTGTCAACCCTGGAGGCCAAGGCCGCACTTGAGCGTGCTGTGTGGTCAAACGGCCCCACCTGGATGGGTGGGCATCAAATTGCTGTAGAGGTTCTTGAGGTTTCGGAACAGGGTGTGCCTGTGCAACATACGCGCCCTATGTGGCCATGTGAGGCACGCCAGAACATGGTGTGGGATGACTATAAAGGATGGCATCACGTTGCTGTGGAGGCGTAATGGCTCTCGTCTGGGATGAAATCAAGGGCTGGCATGTCGTCGACGACAAGCCAATCGAGCTCAACCAGCGCTCGCAATACCGTCTCAAGATTGGAGATACAGTCGAATACAGCGGGATATATGGGGAGGTCGTCTCAATACCTGGATACGGCAAGGTCGCCGTCAGATGGAACAGTGGGTATATCTCAATGCACAATGAGGCTGAACTTACCAAGGTTGAAACATAACCAACACATCTCAAAAAGGGGAGATAATGCAAGAAAAAACTGGAGTTATCAGCATCAACGGCGTTGATTACGTCCGAAAGGACTCGATTCAAGAAACCAAGCCACTGGGAGACGAGGTGATCGTCAGGACATACTCTGCAGGCGTTCATGTCGGCAATCTAGTTTCCCTGGAAGGCGCCACCTGTGTCCTTTCTAATGCTAGGCGCATATGGAAATGGGCTGGTGCCTTCACACTCAATGAAATAGCACTTCAGGGGGTTGACCGAAAAAACAGCCGTATTTGCAAGCCTGTTCCTACCATCACCCTCACTCAGGCAATCGAAGTGATCCCTGTAGTATCTGGTGTCAACTTGAGCACAACGGAGTAATAATGATAGGCAACGGCTACGGCTACGGCAACGGCAGCGGCGACGGCGACGGCAACGGCAGCGGCAACGGCTACGGCGACGGCGACGGCGACGGCGACGGCGACGGCAACGGCGACGGCGACGGCAACGGCAGCGGCAACGGCTACGGCAGCGGCAACGGCTACGGCGACGGCGACGGCGACGGCGACGGCGACGGCAACGGCAACGGCAACGGCAGCGGCTACGGCAGCGGCAACGGCAGCGGCTACGGCAGCGGCTACGGCAGCGGCTACGGCAACGGCTAAACTCTTAAAGCTAGGAGCCCCCTGATTTTAAATAGGGGGCTCCTAGCTTATATGTTATCTACTATACTGATAACAGCATGTAAGAGATTATCGCGTCGTTCTGTGGATCAGCGCTGAATGTGAAGGTTATCTTGTCTGTTCCGGCAACCGCCGAGACGCCGGTAACGTTGCCGGTCCCGTCGTTCAGGATTGCCCACGTGACCAAATCGCCAGCTTTGGCGCCAGAAACAACCACTGCGATAGCTGCACCATAATCGGCGTTACCAGTAGTGATCTGGTATTTACTACCAGTGCGATGCCCGGCGGCATCCGCATCATGGAGGTTAAATTTTGCCTTGATGTCGTTGAGTTTAGTGATGCAGGTCTGCAAGGTCGTGACAGCGTCGGCATTGGTCAAAGCCCTGTCAGTCGCCTGGGCAATGTGGTAGGTTGGCAATGCGTTGATGGCGTCAGTGTTGTGCAGCGCGTATTTGGTCTGCAGATCATTGGTGCGCGTGATGAGCTCAGCTAAAGTGGTGGGCGCAACCGTGCTGGCAAGCTGCCCAGCAACGTGAAGCGCTTTATGTTCCTCGGTCCCGGCGCCCTGGTCAATGACATGGGCCTCGTAGTCGGTAAGCAGTTCTGTGCAGAGAGCAATAGCTGAGCTGAGACCGGCAACATTCTCCTCTCGACTGCAGGTATGAGCGTCATCCGCGTAGGCAGTCGTTGTGACCGGAAGCCCACCGACCGTCAAGGAGGAAAAGGCACCAGTAGATGGGGAAGAAGCCCCAATCGCCGCGCCGTCGATTGCACCAGCGTTGATGTCAACCTTTGACATTACAACTGACCCAGTCCCCTTGGGTGTGATGGTGATGTTGATATCAGCATCGGTGCCGTCAGCAGAAA